ATGCCGTTGTCGCTGTTTTCGACATGCAGGAAGAGCAGAAGAAAAACGCCGCCGCAAAAACCGAACAGAGCACACAGCCGGAGACGATCCCCGGTTCTGCTCAGGGGAACGGAGAGGCAGAACAGATCGCCGCAATGGCATATGGTATAGCCCATGCTGGTAAATTACCCGGAGGTAAATAATGGATATAGGGACTTTTGTACCCGTTGAACTTTATGCGGGTAATCATAATATTGTAACCGACTGGGGTACACATGTTATCACCGCCGCTGTTGTTGCGGCAGGTACGGTACTCGGTAAGATTACGAAAGGTACAGTCGCCGCCGCCGTTGCAGCAGGAGCCGGAGTGTCCGGAGCCAATACCGGTAACGGTACGTGCGTAATCGATGTTACGACACCGAAACTTGCAGGATCAAAACCGGGTACATATCATGTCGCAGTAGTCCGTGGTACAGCTACTACGGTTATGGCTATTGGTGTTCTATCAGATCCGGACGGTAATCAGATTGCAACATTTGAGATCGGACTTGTCGGAGGTACTGCTACAACCGTATCAGAACAGATAAAGTTTGCAATTAAAGACGGTTCGACACCTTTTGTTGCAGGAGACGGCTTTGATATTGTTATTGCAGCAGGAAGCGGATATCTTCAGGCTGTTGACAGTTCTGCTGTTGACGGTTCGGAAAGTCCGTATGCAGTACTTATCGAGGATCTCCAGATCAGTGCGGCTGTGCAGCCTTGTGCAATTGCACTCTGTGGAGAATTCAACGAGAACGCCCTTGTGTTCGGCGGCAGTGATACGATCAGTACCCACCGTGACGCACTCCGGAAACTCGCGATCTATGCTAAATCCGCGATTGCGCGGTAAGGAAGAATAAATGCCGGATAATACAATCGGTTTGTATGATACCCGAGTGATGATTGCATCTCTTGTAGAGATGTTTCACCCGAGTACCTTTCTGCGCGACACCTTTTTCAGAAATACGATTCTCTCAAATACAGAGTTTATCGATATCGATATTGAAAAAGGTAAACGCCGTGTGGCAGTCTATGTCCGTCCAGTGCAGGAAGGGCATATTGTAGAAACAGACGGTTTCTCGACAAAGGCGTATAAAGCGCCTTACATTAAGGAAAAGATGCAGACAGTAGCAGGCAGCCTGCTCAAGAGAACTACGGGCGAAATGGTCTATTCAACCCGTACTCCCTTACAGAGGGCGCAGGAAAAATTGAATAAGGAGCTTATTGAGCTTGACGAGATGCATACCCGTGCCGAGGAAATCCAGTGTATGCAGGCTATGACAACCGGAATTGTCACCTGCAAAAACGAGGACGGCGTTGCAATTGATGCTGTTGATTTCGGACTCGATGCAACCCATAAACTCACTCTTACGGGCGGCGCTTTGTGGAATGATTCAGGATTCAAAAAGAATGCTCTTCTCGCACAGCTCCGTACATGGAGGAAAGTGATCGTTAAGGATTCCGGTATAAATCCTGATCATCTTATCCTAGGTTCCGATGCTCTTGACCAGTTCCTTGCGGTTCTTGATCCTGATTCTGCTACAGTCGGTAACAGTGCATCATCCATCCGTGTTGACCGCGGCGTGATTGATCCGGCATTTGTTCCCGGAACTCCCGGCGTGATCTACTGGGGATATATCAAGGAAGTTGATCTGTATGTTTATTCGTACGATGAATATTACCTTGACGGCAGTACCGTAACACCTTTATGGCCTGCTAAGAAAGTATGGATGGGTTCAGTAAATGCCCGCTTCGACCGTTGTTATGCGGTTATACAGGATATGGACGCTCTTTATGCGGTACCAAGATTCCCGAAACAGTGGCGTGAACAGGACCCTTCTGTTGACTGGCTCATGTTGCAATCGGCTCCTCTCATGTGTCCGCATCAGGTTGATTCCTTCCTTTGTGCGCAGGTGTTGACATGAGCGTAACAATCCCGTCAGGTGTTACCGTTAAAATCGGTAACAAGACATATAAAACAGGCGATGCCATCGATGATGATACCGCCGTAAAAGTAGGACTGTCTGCCGATACGTCAAAAACATCGGCGAAGAGTACAAAATGAATCTGCGCGCACTGGCAGAAAGTGATCTGCAGTATACCATCGAGGGCGAGTACGGAATGCGTGTCTCATTGACTGCCCCGGACGGAACCTTAATAAATAAAGATAAAAACGGTAATCCCCTGATGGCGCGTATTACCTACTGCCAGCCGCGCATGGACAGTAATACCGGAATGATGACGATAGTGGATAACCCTGTCGTCACACTCCGGCGTTCATCCCTTACAAGGATACCAGCAACGGGTGAGAACTGGAAGATTGTTATTCCCGCCGGACCGAGAGAAGACGCCGCATCCGTGACATACCTGCTCGATTCTTCACGCCCATCAGGACAGGGAAAAAATCTCGGAATAATCAGACTGTACCTTATCGAAGTGGAACAGTCGGCAATAGAGGAAACAACGGAATGATGGTATATAGAACGGTAAAAGATGCGCTTGATACTCTTCTTGTTGCAAAAGCGGCCGGGAAATACAGCGTACTGACGGCAAAAAACAGGGGACACGACGTAAGGGATATTTTCACAATTCCCCGTGTTCTGACATATTATGATTCCGGAACGTTTGATAAGAGTAAATCTAGCCTGAGCGCACCGTTTGACCATCTCGCCATACTTAAAATAGAAATGCTTGTGGCATCGAAAGCCACCGCTGACCTCTCAGTGCTTAATGATTCAGGCTCAACGGCTGAACAGCTTGCCGCGGCACTTGCGGCCCGTGATTATGCGAATATTGCGGCTGATGATAAGCTTGATGCTTTGTCGGCTCAGGTTTTTGATATAATCATGTCCCCTGAAAACAGTGATTTCGGCATGGGCTGGGAGCCGAACAGATTTATAACAGGATTTGATAAGACTGATCCTGCTCCGAGAGGGAGTTTATTTTTTCTGTCGGGGATTTTTACGATGACAATAGAGGTGCCTGAGACTGTTACCGGAGAGACCGGAACCGCAGCGGACACCATGGATAATATAATCAAAGTGACATCTGATGTCACCGGATCAACATTAGACAGCGCCAAGCAGGGCGTGGAGGTAATAAATGAGTAATATTTCTGCGAATTCACTCGCCGCCGGTGTTGGCGCGGGTGTAAAGAACAAAGTTTTCAAATCGTCTGCGTCGGTTCTGCAGAGAAAAATACTTTGTATCGGAACGGTTCTTGCCGCAAAGGCTTCTTCCGCGACATTGAATACACCGCTTCTTGTAACGAGTCCTGAAGACTGTGCCGATCAAGCGGGCTTCGGATCACCGATCCACCGGATCGTTAAAAGAGCTTTCAAGGGCTGTAATTATTCGGTTCCTGTTTATGTAGTTTTTCAGGCAGAGGCTGACGGTGCGACCGCCGCGGCCGGAAGTATTGTTTTTACAGCATTTTCCCCCGCATCCGGTACTCTGTCGGTGAGAATAGGAGATACGGAATATAATATTACGGTCTCTTCAACAAGCACAGCAACGACACTCGGAGAAGCACTTGCGGCCGCGATTACAGCGGATACTGACAGTATGGTGACGGCGGTGAATACGACCGGATCGGTTGCTATTACCTCAAAGTCAAAGGGAACGTTCGGTAATTTCATTGCCCTTTCGGTTGCTGCACATGTCAAGGACGGAGAAAAACTTCCGTCAGGTGTAACGGCAGTTATTACGGCAATGACTGGAGGCGCGGGAAATCCGGTTATGGCTACAACTCTCTCAACGGCATTAGGTTCCGGAGACGCCGCCAATGCAGACCTGTTTACCGACATGGTACACTGTTATGGTATGGATCAGACAACGGTTGCCGCAATCGGTGAGTATGTTGGAAACGGAAACGATTATACCGGACTGTATGCCCGTAATATTGCGCGTCCGTTCAGGAGCCTGTCAGGTGATACAGCGACAGGAAGCGCAGGACTTACAGCGGCAACAGCGTTCGGGAATGCGAATATTACCAACCGCGCGTGCGGTCTTGTGTCACGGCCGGGATCTCTTACACATCCTGCTGAAATTGCCGCCCAGTCAATCGGTATGATGTCCGCCGCGAATAACAATCGTGCAGAGTCCAATTATGTAGGGCTCGAGCTTGACGGAGTTGACGAGGGGGCAGAATGTATTGCTGACGGGAACGACTGGACAACAGAATATACAAACCGTGACACTGCGCTGAAGGCAGGTGTTTCGGCAATTATATTTGAGGATTCCGTATGCAAGCTTCAGGTTGTGGCAAGTTTCTATCATCCGGCGAATGTGCCGCAGACATCGAACGCATACCGTGAAATGCGGAACATCTCTATCATCCAGAATATTCTGTATAATAAATTGCAGAATTATAAATCGGATAAATGGCAGCAGTTTACGATTGTCAAGGATACAAAAAACGTCACTGTTGCCGCCTCAAGGGAAAAAGCGCGTGACATATCGAGTGTTGTCGACGATGAACTTGCGTTGATAAACAGTTTCATGGCGAACGGATGGCTGTATGACAAGCAGTACAGCATCGATGCACTGAAAGATTCTACGGCGGTGCAGGTGCGTACGGGCGGAGATGGATATACGATTAATACACCGTATATCCTTTCGGGTGTCGGAAATATTATCGATACAATAAGTTACGTTGATACATCGATTGCGGTTACGCAGTAAGGAGAAAATAGAATGGCGTCAAAAAATATTGTCGGAACAATACAGAAAGTAGTGCTCGCCGGCGTAACATACAGAGTGGCAGCTGATGCTGATGCGGCGCATGGAAAACCGCAGTATAAAAATGAAGTGGAACAGACAACCGGCGGAGGAATCAGAAAGATGACTCTTCAGAATGATACCGTCGAATCCGTGTCCCTCAAGGTAAACGCTGACGAGCTTGCACAATTGAAGGCCCTGGCGGAATCAACGGATGATATTACGATGTCGTATGTGACCATGGCCGGTGATACTTACCGTACGACCGGATTTATTGATTATGAATCAGCGAGTACGATGACGGGTAAGCTCGACATAAAGATGTTCCCGACCGCAGTTGACGGATGGGTACTGTTCTGATTAAACGCGGGGGTTATCCCCGCATATATTTATTATATTTATATGGAGGAAAATTGAATGGGGAAATGGACGTTGCCGAAAGGCGAAAAAGAAAAAAATAAGATCAGCCCTGAAGCGGCTCAAAAACAGGTTTTCAGCCTTATGGGCTATTATTCTGTCGATTCTGATGATATCGACGATAAAGCCTCAAAAGGGGCGTTCGACATGGCTCTTAATAAGATGCAGAAGGCTTTTCAGTCCGGAAGACTTGAGCTTAAAACCGATACCGGAGGGATGGAGATCATACAGCACCTTGAGAATAACCAGACGATTACCTACGGCGAACTCAGAGGCGAAAATAAAATAGCAATGGACGGATTTGACCCGACCTGTACAAGTGCCCGTGAATATGCACTACTCGGGAGCCTTTCGGGATTAGGCATCGATGCAATTAAGAAACTCAGCCGTAATGATCTGAGTATTGCGGAGTGCTTAGGTTTTTTCTTTCTTATGGCTTGAAAAACACAGACCAGTGGCTTGGTAATTTATTTTACCGCCACCAGTCTGTTGCAGTATTGGAGAAAATGAGCTATCATGAACTTAAATATTGGAACGGCTGGCATGAGG